AGGTGCTGTCACTGAGTACGGCAATAAGGCGTGGGGAGCTGGTAACGCTAGTGCGCACGGGGATTATGCCCACAGTATGAGCATGGGCGGTGTAGGTGGCGGGATCGCGGGCTTACTGCACGAAGCATTACGGCGCAAGACAGAACAAGAAAAGAACCAAACCATGGGGAGAAAGTTTATGCGTTACGCTGGCAAAGGTGGACTTGGCGCTCTGGCTGGTGCTGGCGCTGGAAGCTTGTATACAGCGGCGATGCATAAGGCCGCTTTTGGCCCTTCGAAAAATCCTGCGCCCTATAGCGCTGATATGCACAAGCTTCTGCAAGCGTGGCAAGCAAGCGGCGGCGGGCAATCAGCCGCGCCTATGTCTGCTAACTCACAAGTACCAATGCGGCCGCTGTCGCCTGAATTAATCCAAGCGCTGCAGGCCCACCTCAAGATGCCAAAGAACATTGTGCCCGACGAGCTGGACGCTGCTGATGCAATGATCGACCTTGATTCGCAAAAGCCGCAGAAGGCCGCCGCAATGAAACAAGCCGACGATAGCCGGCTTTCTTTCCGTACTGGCACGCCCGGGAGCTTGTCGTTTACGGGTAAGAAAACACCGCTTCCGCCCAAGAAGGAAGAAAAGAAAGAAGAAGCCAAGTCTGCCGGTCTGCGTGACTTCGGCGCCAAGGCTGCTGGCTTCAATATTGGCGATCTGGCCAAGAACATTCCGGCTGGATTGCAGAAAGTCATGCCGGCTGCTGGCGCTGGCGCTCTGGGTGGTGCTGCGCTGGGTGGCCTGCACGGGCTTATCGCGCCGGGCCATGAAGATATCTATGACGATGAAGGCAATGTCGTGGGTCGGCAGCAACGCAGTCGGTTTGGGGCCGCTCTGCGTGGCGCTTTGGGGGGTGGGGCCGCTGGTGGTCTGGCTGGTGCTGGCATGAGTGCGTTGTTTCCGACACAGACCGCGCAAGCAAGTAACTGGCTGAAGGGCCAGTACACCAAGGGCCGTGAGGCAATTGATCCGCGGTTTGCTCGACAGAACGCTGTGAATCGCGTAAACGCTGGTAATCCAGCAGCTACCGCAGAAGCTAATGTGGCTGCCGGCGAAGAGTATACAGGTGGCGCAACACCGCCGCCTTCTGCGGCCGAAGCGCGGTTGACGCAGCAGATGCAGCAAGAGTCCGCCAACGCCGAGGCGCAGAAACAGCTGGGTATTCGCTAAGCGTTCTATGTAGCCAACTAAAACATTAACCACGGAGGCGAGCATGGACGCACGCCGCTGGTTCACCTTCCTCCTGTGGTTTGTTTTAGCGCTGACTGATACAGCGACGCTCGCGGGTACGCGGGATCCTGACACGCCCGACAGCAAGTACGTCGCGTTCGGCAAGAAGTTTCCGTTTGTGAAGCGAATTCGGGCGCAGGGCCTAGAGAAGCCCACGCCTGATTCTGTGGTGCACTGGTACGCGTCGGCTGTCTTGATCAGGCCGCACTGGGTTCTCACCGCAGCGCATGTGCTGGAGGGCGTCGAAAAGCCCACGATCTTGGGCGACGAAGAAAAGCCCGTCGAATACCCGCTTGTGCATACGATCTCGCACCCGCTGTTTGATCACGGCAAAAACGGCTATTACGACATCGCGCTGGGCTACTCCGAGAAAGACCTAGGGTTGGACTTTTACCCAGAGCTAAACACCGACACCGATGAGCTGGGCAAGCCTGTTACGCTGGCTGGGTTTGGCTTTTTCGGGACTTTTCATACAGGCATGACCGAGCAAGACGGCAAGCGCAGGGCTGGAAGTAACAAGATTTCAAGCCTAGAGCGCTCTGTGTTAGTGTGCGACCCGAGCAAAGATAACAAAACAGCGCTGGAGTTCTTAATTACCCCGGGGGATTCTGGCGGCGGCTTATTCATCGAGAACAAACTCGCAGGAATCCACTCGTTTCTTATGGCTGTCGACGGCAAGCCCAACGGGACGTACACAGACGAGTCGGCCCATACCCGTGTGAGTTTATACGCCGATTGGGTAGAATCACAGATCGAGCAGTACGAACGAGCCCAACGCGCACGGGCCACAGAGGGCCAGACGCCTATCCTCGATGCCGTGCAGTAAACTAGTTTTGCCCACTACACTGCGCCGGTGTAGGGTGCAACCTGCGTGTAGTGTGGAAAAGTAGCCATGCCCGACCTCGATACAGATATCATTGCGAGCGCCGCGGGCAAGGCGTGGGCAAAGCACGCTGTAGACTTTACCCCTGACTACACACCAGAGCAGCTTGAGAACTTGGGCGTGTACGACGCGCTATACCGTAATCAAGGCCCCAGACTCGCTAGCTTGGGCGCATGGAAGCCCGAATGGGTGTCAGAGCACGATCCCAAGGGCTGGGCGCAGTGGTACAAGCGCTACTCAGGCGGCCGGCGTATCCCAGACGAAGACGAACGCCAGATCAAGCGCTGGGCAAGCTTCAAAGCGCGGCACGGCGGCCCCTTTGTTAATAATCCCACGCCACGACGTGGCTGGGCGCTGCGCAACTGGGGAATCGACCCCAGCAAGCTCGTACCGGCAGAGCAATCGGGCGCCACGGCTGAGATGCTCGACGCGTATCAGCGCAAAGCCATGCAGAAATACGTGCAAGGCTTGGGTAAACAAGCTGACTTACTTCCCGGCATCCAGCTGCAAGACCACCAGCAGCGCATCTCAGACCGCGTGACTGGCGAGAACCCCCGTATGCTCGTCTATCACGGGCTGGGCTCTGGGAAGAGTCTCTCAGCCCTTGCAGCGGCTGAAGCGGCCCAGAGGCAGCACGGCGGGAGCTACGGCATTGTGGCCCCGGCTAGTCTTAGGGGGAACTTCCAGAAAGAAGTGAAGAAATTCACCGACAGCCAGCCCGAGATCATGAGCTACACGGGGCTGGGCATGGGCAAGCAGTTCAAAGACCAGCCCGAGACACTGGTCATGGACGAAGCAGCCAGATTGCGCAATCCAGACGCGGCCAGTACGCGCGCTGCTTTTCAGGCCGCCCAAAACGCGGACCGGTTAATGTTATTAACTGGCACGCCCATTACCAATGAGCCCAAAGATCTGGCCAGCATTGTCTCGATGCTCAACAAGCAGGAGATCACGCCTGACCAGTTTGAGAAAGAGTACGTGGGCTACAAGAAAGTCTGGCCGGGACTCTGGGGCTGGCTGCATGGCGCGACACCGGGCATGAAGCCCATTATTAGAAATGGCCCCAAGCTCAGGAGTTTGCTGGAGGGCAAAGTAGATTATCAGCCCAGCAAGACTCCCGAGGGCGTGAATATCAACGAGCAGACTATACGGGTACCACTTTCTGCAGAGCAGCAGCGCATCCAGAAAGCTGTGCGCACGAAAGTTCCGCCGGGGTTTTTGTGGAAGCTAGATAAAGAGTTCCCGCTATCTCGGCAGGAACTAGCTAAATTAAATAGCTTTATGACGGGCCTACGCCAAGTGGGCTTATCCACGCAGCCATTTCGGGCCGATAGAGATCCCCTCAAAGCGTTCCAGCAGTCAGCCAAGATGCAGGAGGCGTTCAAGAACCTCAAGAGCACGCTGGACTCAGATGAGCGCAAGAAAGCTATTATCTATTCCAACTTTGTGGATTCTGGCTTGGGCCCCTACGCTGCTGGCTTAACACAGGCTGGCGTGCCCCATGCGTTCTTCCACGGCGGTGTTTCTCCCAAGGTGCGCCAAGCAGCCGTCGATGCCTACAACGCCGGCAAGCTCAGGGCGTTACTCATTGGCCCTGCCGGCGCCGAGGGTATTTCCACCAAGGGCACGAGCTTAATTCAGCTCATGGACCCGCACTGGAACGAAGCCCGGACGCAGCAGGCGCGTGGTAGAGGCCTGCGCTTTGACTCCCACGCTGGCTTACCAGAGGAACTCAAAAACGTAGCGGTGCAGCGGTATATCTCTAGCTCTGAAGAACCCAGTCTGTTGGGCAAGCTCATGGGCTACAAGCGCGAGCGCACCGGGGACGAAGTCCTAGAAAGACTTACCGCCGAGAAAGAGAAACTCAACGAAGAGTTCAGGAACTTATTGCGTGAAATCGGCAGCCGGCATAAAGAAAATCCCGCCCAATTAGCCGAGAAAGTTAGCGCCAGTTTTACCTGCGGCGAATATTCTGCGCCTGCGTTATAATCAAGCCTGTTGTGGCATGGACGCCTACACAGGAGCTTGAGCATGGCGGCTAGATTCAAGATGTATCAGGCGCTTTTGCGGATGCTCAAAAAGGACTGCCCCGTGGCATTTCCTGTGAGCGTGCGGCGTATACAGCTCTCTAAGCTAGAGGGTCGGTGCTGGAAACAGGGCAAGAAGTTCCATATCCAGATCGACAGCGCCCTGTGTGAATCCCGCGCCATGGACGTGCTCATCCACGAGTGGGCGCACGCGCGGGCATGGAACCACATGCTCGACAGCGCCGCCGACGACGCGGCATTTAATAAGCTCGCCCATGACGCGGCGTGGGGCGTCGCCTATGCGGAGATCTATGCCGCGTATGAGCGCGCGTTTACCAACATGACCGTGCTGTGAGCCAGCCGAAGCCACAGCCCATGTCCCGGGATGTTCTTCTTCAATACGGCAGGTGTTGCGGAAACAAATGCAAAAACTGCCCGTATGTGCCCAAGCACAAAGCGGGCAGCAAGGAAATAGGCGCGCAGCATGGAACAAATCGCGACAGGGCTTGAGCACATTGGCTTGTCTCTCTACGGCGAGTTTATTACAGCGAGCGAAGAGCTGGCGCTCGTGCCCAAACTACTGGCGCCCGTCCAGTTTGGCTACAAAGACACAGCGGGGCGCAGCACGATTCAGCGCTACGGCGATCCGCGGGTGTACAGCAACCACCTTGTTTCCGCCACTATTCCTGAGCACTTTGTTGCGCTGGGCGCCCGGCTGTGCGCGCTGGAATTACTCTCTACGCCGCCGCTGAGCATCACAGTCAACGAATACAGGCCCGGGGATGTCATTCGGGCCCACATTGACGCGCCCAGCGCCGGCAAAGTCATCACCGTACTCAGTCTGGGCTCGCCCGCCACAATGGTATTTAAACGCAAAGATCCAGCTGAATCGCACGCTGTCGTGTTGCCGCCGCGCAGTGTCGTCCAAATACGCGACGACATTCGGTTCACATGGACGCACGAAATTCTGCCCGTACCAGCGCACCGGTATTCCGTGGTGTTTCGCGGCTGGAAAGACGAGCACGATGCTTGAATTCTTACTCAACTTGCTGCCTGTCTCGTGGCGTCCCCGCAAGCTCTTAGCGATGCGCCAGCGCGCCAGCCAATGGCACGCAATCCGGGCCAAGCACCTAGAACTAGAGCCCCAGTGCATGGCCTGCGGCCGGCGCGAGAATTTAATCGTGCACCACATCATTCCAGTAAGTTTCGACGCGGATAAAGAACTCAGCGAAACGAATTTGATAACATTATGCGCCCAGCCGTGCCATATCGTGTTCGGGCACTTTATGAACTTCAAGTGCTACAATAAGGACGTCCGCAAAATGGTTGCGGACTATAGAAAAGCCTGCCAGAAACGAAAGTGCCTGAAATCATGACCATGACGCCATATGAATTTGGACAGCAGTTGGGCGGCCGTATGAAATCCGCAGGCGTGCTGGACAACGCATCAACGCTGGGCAGCCAGATGTGGAACAACGGCGCGCGGACGTTCAAGGGCATGACTGGTGCCGTAGGCGCAGGGCTGGGTGCTGCTGGCGCTGGTATTGGCGCGGGTGGCATGCTGATTGGCAACGCGGCCGGGTCACTCGTGGGGCAACAGCCTTTTTCGAACGAGGCTGTTAATACCGTGGCGGGCACCGCGGGGAATTACGCGAATGTTGCGCGTGGGTATGGCCAAGATCTTGCAAACTCGCTGGGGCTGGGCGCGCAGGGTTTAGCCGGCACGCATCAGGCTGGCAGTGCAGGCGATGCCGCGTGGAAAACCGTAGAGCAGCAGCCGGGCGTCTCTCAAGGGGCCCGGGACTTTTCTGACCGGGCATTCAACATTGTCGATACCGCGGCCACGATTGCCCCGGCGGCAGCGATTGGCGGCGTGGGTCAAGTACTGAAGCCGTTGCAGGCGACACAGGCGGCAGCCGGGGCTGCGGCCCGTGTGCCAACAACGCTCAAGCCCGTCATTAACGCGGCCAATACAGCGCAAAAAGCCTACGGCACGACCAACAATGCCGCGTCTGCCGCCAAGCTTATCGGCAGCGGCATGGCAACGCCGCAGTGATTGAAACTAGCCGCGTATGTGCCCGCTGTGTGCTGTAGCCGCGATTGAAATCCGCGGTAAACTTATCTGTCCCCGCTGCCACATGATCCTAGAGACATGTTGTGAAGGCGGGCGGTGTATATATCCCGACGAAGGAACAGATACCCATGGCTGAAGCGTCGCGCAAGTTTGTCTTGAATGCTGAGCAACGAGTGTACGTCGAAAAAGACTGGGGCAGCGAAGACTGGCTCTGGAACGGCAGATATTGCGGCAAAAAGCTTGTTATTAAGCGCGGCAAAACCAGTGAGTGGGTGCATCATCGCGTAAAAGACAAAGTGCTATACGTAGAGAGCGGCAAGGTTTTGCTAACATATGGGTGGGACGATGATGAATCTCATGCGGCTACTTTGACCATGACAGCCGACATGGCGTTTCATATTCCTCCCGGTATGCAGCATAAGTTTCAGGGCCTCGAAGAATCGCGCGTACTGGAGCTGAGCACGCACCACAACGAAAAAGACGTCGTAGGTGCCGGCCAGCCGGAGCCAGAGGATGTAGACGATGACGACACCGGCAGCCGTAAATAGCGCGTTGCAGCTGGCGTACATGAAGTACGCCGATATTAACCCGGCACAGCCCGGAACAGCGCCAGCGCCTGCTGCGGGCGCGACAGCTGCGCCACTCGCTGCCGATAAGCTCGCCATCAGGCCCGGCAACGCAGGTCAGCTCGGCGGCGCACAACCCGCTCCAAATGCTGGTGCGCCCGGCGGCCTAAAGCCAGCGCCGACGATTGGGCAGCCCGGTGGTTTACAAGTGCCGCCCAATAACAACGGCATTTACAGCCAAGCGCAAAACTTCGGCAAACAAGTGGGCGACGCATTTAGTGGTGTCGCGCAGAACTGGAACAACATGCCCAACGCCGCCAAATGGACCGTGGGTGGTGGTTTGGGCCTTGGCGCGCTCGGCATGATGCAGGGCGGCGGCTTGGGTACTGGCGTGGGCGCACTGGGCTTGGGCGCCGCTGGCTTGGCTGGCGCCGGTATGGGCTTATTTGGCGACGACGCGCGCCGTATGGTCGGCCAAGGCGCGATGAACGTGGCTGGTTTCTTTGGCCAAGACGTACCCACAGCGCAGAGCGTTACAGGCGCTTTAAATGGGGGCGGCGGCTCAGCAGTGCAGTCGCTCATGGACGCCAAGAACGAACAGGGCCAAGCAGGCGGCTGGGCGGCTGGTCAAGCGGAGATCGACAAATACAAAGGCCAGCTTGGCACGCTGACGGGCATGGGCCGCGATGTGGGCACGACGATGCTCATGGGCTTACCGGGCGAAGGCGCGCCACAGACAGCTGAAGCTGCTGGCCAGATGTACGACCAGCTGGCGGCGAAGCAGCAAGAGTTAAGCGATCCTAACTATCTCTACAACCAAGCATTGGCAAAAGCCACAGAAGAAGCGAAAGCCCGTGGTGCTGGCATGATGGGCACACTTCGCGGCATGACAGGCATTAAAGATTTGGGCGCCGGTATGGGCGTCCCAACTGGCACGACACCAGAAGAAATGGCACGCAACGAACTCATTAAGAGATATGGAGAATTCCCTATGAAATCGAGCGCACTTATTCAGAATTTACTTCACAAGTTCGCTATGCAGCAGCTGATCACAAAGTCCGCGCGCTGCTGGGCTGGCTATGAGCCGGTGCCGGGCAAGAAGCCGTACAGCAACGACTCGTGCCGGCCGGCTGGAAGCGGCAAAAAGAAGAAAGAAGCTGAGAAGGCTGCCAAGGCTAGCTGTGGCCAGACCACGATGACCGAGACAGCGTCGAGCCGCGGCGAGACGAAGGTGGTGGACGACAAGCAGAAGAGCACAAACAGCCCGAAGCCCGAGGACGCCGGAGCGACGAATACAAATAACTAAATCCCTGCTCACGCCACGCGACTTACATCAAGCCAAGGAAGGCGGTTACGTCTATGCGCAAAAAGCCCGTGAGAGTGTCCCGGAGTGCAGAAAAGAAAGCCAAGCGAAAACAAGACTTATTAGAGAAAGAGAAAGCAGCCCTGCAGCCGTGCGACATCGAGTGGCGCACGGAAAGCCAGAAAAACGCGTGGAATACGCTGCAGAAGAACGACATTAGTTTTCTCTTGGGCTCGGCCGGTTCTGGCAAGACGTTCTTGGCGATGGCCTATGCTATCAATGAGATCTTGTCGAAGCGTAGAAGCCAGATCATTCTTACCCGGCCCATCGTAGACGCCGGTGAAAAGCTTGGGTTTCTCCCGGGCTCATTCGGCGAGAAAGTCAACCCGTACATGCAGCCGCTGTACGACACGATGGACACGCTGCTGGGCAAATACAATGCCAAACGCGAGTTCGTCAACAAAGCTATCGTGCTAGCACCCCTATGCTACATGCGCGGCAGAACATTCAACGACGCCGTGTGTATCTTCGACGAAGCCCAGAACGCCACGTACATGCAGTTGAAGCTGCTGTTGAGCCGGTTTGGGCAAAATACGAAGATGGTAATTACAGGCGACTTACACCAGAGTGATTTGCCGTTTTCGCCGCCGCCGCTGAAAGAAGTCGTAGAGAAGCTCAAGGGCACCCAGAACATTGATGTCATACAGTTTTCGCACAATGACGTTGTACGGCATCCCATCGTAGCGGCTGTGCTGAAAAAGCTCTGATAGCGCCCGCGCTCCTCTTGCGTGGGGTGTCGCCAGTTTGTAGACTGCGCCACACCTCACGCGAAAGGATTCCACGCGCTATGAAAGCTGACGCACCCTTTTTCGCCGACCTCAACGCAAGCCGGACAATTGTAGCTCAGCGCGTGCAAGAGCTTTGTGATATGGGCTTCTACGCGGAAACAACACCGCACGTCGACAGGCCCGATAGTTCTGTGCGCATGCAGTACGGCGACTCCGGCGATTTTATGTTGTGTGCTCGCGTAGAGCACAAAAAAAGAAAACTCCGCTTCACGGGTAAAGACGATTATCCGTTTAACACTGTAATCATTGACGAGAAATATAAAATCGACAACAAAGAAGATGCACCGCTGGCGTACATCATTGAAAACACGGCCGGGACATGCGCGGCTGTTGTGTATGGCTGGACACGACCGCACTGGAAGATTGAGCGCCTGTGGGATTCAAAAGCCGGCCGTTACGGCGATTTTTATGTCATTGACAAAAAGTATGTGCGATTCTGTAAACCGCAACACGCTTTTTATGTGCCCCCAAACGATCCGACGGCGGCACAGGAATAGGCAAATTTTTTAGTTGGCGTACAGTTATTTCACAAAAGGGGTTTATGGTGGCTAACTCGCTACGTATTCTCGACGTCGGTTGCGGCCCGGGGATCTATGTCAAAGCGCTGCACGAGGCCGGCGCACAAGCATCGGGCGTGGATTTAGATAACAATTGCCCGTACGACAAATGCGATGTCTTTTCGCCAGAGTTTGAGACGTACTTTAACCAGTACGACGTGTGCTTGTGCCTAGAAGTGGCCGAGCACTTGGCTGAGGGCAAAGCTGACTACTTTGTTGACCGGCTCACTAAAGTGGCGCCCACGGTGATCTTTAGCGCTGCGCAGCCGGGCCAAGGCGGGTTTGGGCACATTAACTGCCAGCCGCGGGAATACTGGGCACAAAAGTTTGCAGAATGCAACTATATCTTGGACACAGCCGCCACAGACCAGCTTGTTGCTTTTATGAAACAGGGGTACCATATGGGCTGGCTTGTGAATAACGTCATGGTGTTCCGCACCTACGGCGCCATGTACTACGCCCAGATCGTGGCGGAAGAGACACCACAGGCTGTTCGTTTAGCCGAGTATCTCACGCACACATTCCAGAAATAGTTTTCTTCTTTTTGAGAGGTGCACGGATGGCACGCCACGAGATCCTGAAACTGCTGAACGAAGACCTGAAGAACGAACGGATGCATCTGCAGTTCTACCTGTATCACGCCAGTGCTGTAACCGGACTACACGCGGCTGAATATCGGGAGTTCCTCACGGATGCCGCCAAAGGCGAGCTGGAGCACGTGCAGCAGTTTCAGGATCGTATTTGGGGACTGGGCGGCGAGCCGACGCTAGATAGCAACGCCTTTCCGACGTTTACGTTTGTCGAGCACATTCTGGCGCACGCCCACAAGATTGAGCAGCAGGTCGTGGCGAACTACGCTACCCGCATTGCCCAAGTGCAGGCGTGGGGTGAGCCGGAGTCGAACTATCTGTCAATCTTTTATGAAGACCAGCTGCAAGACAGCTATGAAGACGCGGAACGCATGCGGCGTATTCTCGCCGGCTTGGGTTAAAGCGCTTGCGCTACGGATAGCGCAGGGTCCTTTTCTCCACGGAGCTTGCAGCGCATGGAAGCGCGACGGGCGATGCCTGTTAAAAAAAGTGCCGGCAGCCCGATTATTACAAACGCCACGGCGCGGCACCCGGACTGTGTGCTGTGTAAAAGCTGGCCGCGGGCTGTGGCTATCGGGGCGCGCGGGGTCGCGCTCACGTGCGCGGAATTACTCGGGCAGGAAATCGTGCCGTGTTTTCCCAACATCGACATCGGCTTTGATCTGGTGTCGGTGTACGGCAACACGCTCAAGCGCATTCAGGTCAAAGCCACTGAATCGACGCGCCAGACGCGCAGCGCCGCCTCGTTTTGTCTGGCGCGCCATAAAACCGGCCATCAGCGTAACGGCGTGTACACGAAAACCCCGCACCGCGCGTACACGCATGACGACGTCGATGTCTTTGTGTTTGTGCACAACATTCTGCAGTTGTTTTACGTGGTGCCGGCGCGGGAGATTAACTTGGCCCGCCACAAGATCACCTTTCGGCCCGACAGCCGGTGGGCGTCCGCGTGGGATGTGTTAAAGCAACCGTAAGAAAGAGGCCGCACGGGTGTATGGAAGACTTCAGCTGGTTCACGGCGGCGCTGGTATTCTGTGTCTACGTTGTTTTTGATATTTTGTACACGCTCTACGTGCTGTGCGTGAGCCGTAAGCAAGCGTTGGCCGCGGCGGGAGTGAGCGCAGTGCTTTACAGTCTTGGCGCGTACGGTGTCATGAGCTACACGCACAACATGTGGTATCTGCTGCCGTTGGCCTGCGGCGCGTTCGTTGGCACCTATGTAGCCGTGAAATACATGGGGGGCGGGCACGGATGACGCCGTATCGGCCGACGGTCATCGCCATTGATTTCGACCGGACGTTCACGAGCGACGTGGAATTTTGGCGCCTGTTTATTCGGCAGGCTGTGCAGCGTGGGCACCGAGTGCTGTGCGTCACGGGCCGGTACGACACGCCCCAGAACAGGCTGCAGCTGGCGCAGGTGTTTGGCGAAGAGATATTTAAACGCCTCACGCGCTGCATATTCTGCAACCATTCGCCCAAGCGCGCGATGACGCAGCAGCTGGGCTATAAAATCGATATCTGGATCGACGACATGCCCGAGGGAATTGGCGCCACGGACCCGAAAGAGTTTAAAAAGCTAGAAGACCAGTTCGACGTGTGTGAAAGCCTGCCCATATTTGTAAACAGGGGCGTCAACCCCGATACTATATGGTTTCCGCCCGCTTTCCCGCCCGCCGAGTTGTAACATGCTAGACCAGATCACGACGGCGTATATTACAGCCCTGTTCCTCATATTTGCCGGCTATGTCGCTGGGTACGTCGTGGGGCGGCTGGACATTATTTACAACACGCTGCGCGCCCTGAAACGGGTGGCGTTTGGCGCCGAACCAGCAGGCGCTCCGAGCCCGGTCGAGCGCACCACGCAGAAATCCCGTACGTTCAGCGCCACCGAGCCTGCGCCAAAGTCCACGCTGGCGCCCATAGATATCAATACCAGCACGTTTGTGACCGCTGTGAACACTGCCGGCATGGAACGCGCCGGGTCAGGCGAGCTTGGCAAAACCACGGCGGTACAGGATGATATTGGCTCGTCTGTGTCCAAGTTAGCGCAGCTTAAAGGGAAATAATCATGGCCAAGGGTTTAGACGTCGGAACTTCTTTTATCGTCCTCGCCTCTGACAGCTTGGAGCCGATCAGCTACACCAGCGACGATAAGGCTGAATTTATCAGCTACAAAGATTTCCGGGACGCGTTCTACGTCATCAAGCCCACGACGCCTGTGGCCACGAAGATGATTGAGAAGGGCCTGCAGGGCAAGGTGTTTGTCAAAGACACTGACGGGAGTTTCATTCTCATCGGCCAAGACGCCATTGATAAAGCCATCGAGCGCAACGAATCTGCCAAGCGCCCCATGTACCGCGGCGTTGTCTCCCCGAAAGAGAAAGAAGCCAAGCGCGTACTGGCGTTCATTCTCAAGGAAGTGGCTGGCAAAGCCACCGAAGAGGGCGAAAAGCTGGTGTTCTGCGTCCCAGCGCAGCCCGTGGACCAAGACGACGAAGACTTTGACGTCGGCTATCACGAAGACGTCGTCAAAGCTGTACTCGCCGAGCAGGGCTACGCTGCGCGGGCCATCAACGAAGCCGAGGCGCTGTGCTACTCTGAGCTGGCCAACGACGACTATACGGGGATTGGGCTTTCGTGGGGCGCTGGCATGGTGAACGTCTGTGTCATGCTCAACGGCGAGCCCACGGTGCTGTTCTCGACCACCAAGTCTGGCGACTGGATCGACAGAATGGCCGCTGTGGCAACTGGCGAAGAAGACTCTGTCGTGCAGGCTGAGAAAGAGCAGGGGGACTTCACTATTGGCGAGGCGAACGAGAACCCCGTATTAGCCGCGGTGGGCGCCTACTACGAGCGCCTGATCGACTACACCACGAAGCAGCTGGCGGCGGCATTACTGGGCCACAAAGCGCTGCCCAAGTTCAAAGAGCCGTTATTGATAGCATTTGCAGGCGGGACAACGCGGGCCAAGGGCTTTCTGGA